TAATGCGTATGATATTACTTGTGTTTTTACTAAGCTCATGCGGAGCCAAAAAAAGTAGTACTTCAAAAACCGAAGAAAAGGTTAAAGAAGAAGTTTCTATTACGAAAGACGTAGAGAAAAAAGACGAGAGCAACGTAAAAAAAGCAGAAACGGTTACTGTAGATGATAAAACAGAAACGGTCACGAAAGAAACTGTATATAAACCTGTTGACCCTACAAAATCCGCAAGCGTTACAACTCCAGATGGTAAGAAGATAGATTTAAATAATTCTGAATTGCATACCAAGGAAACAATACAAAAGAATAACAAGAAAACAGAAAATTTAGTTGATACTGCTATAAAATCTGCTTCTACAGTAATAGAGAAAATAAAGTTAGACGCTAAATCAGATTCTAAGAAAACAGCCGTATTAATCGAAAAAGATAGAAAGGCTTGGAATGTTTATAATCTATTTTGGCTAATCATACCAATAGTTATCGTACTAATAATTTACAGGAAAAGGTTCGTAATCATTAAGTGGTTCACTGGCCTCTGCTGGTTTTTTAAGAAAACAAGGTTATAAAATACGATATTAATATTAAAAACACAAAAATGAAAGTAGATTTAAATTTTGACCTTTTAGGTCTTGACGGAATTGCTCTTACGAACGGTAATGCGGGCAAATTAGTAGCTAATCACTTAGCAAGCTCATCAGAAGGAGATAGCTTGAAAATGTGGGATTGGGCTCTAAAATTGAACAGAGGGGAAGAATTAGATTTAGACCCAAGTGACCTAATTGCTTTAAAAGAATTTGTAACTGAAAATACTCAGTTCACGGTTTTAGCAAAGGCTCAAATCTTAGCGAAATTAGAAGCGGTTAAGCCTAAAAAGTAATTTATAATCCTGCCTCAATAATTTACGGAAGTCAAAGGTTTGGGGCAGTTTTATTGAAGTAAAAATGAACAAAAAACAAATAGAGGAAAAAGAAAAACGAGATAAGCAAGATAAAATCATTTTAGCTCAGACTGATAGAATGCTAAAAGATTTTGCGGCCAAAAAAGCCGAGCGTCACGTTAAAGAACCAACTGAACCTTTATTCAAGGAAATATTGCAGAATTTTACTTTAAACTACGGAAAGACTGTTGTTGTTAATATCAATGAACAAATCCTTAAAGAATTAACTGATGACATTTAGTGTTAAGCAAATGAAAAAATTGATAGAGATTTTTCAAAAAAATCAAGCTATCTTCATAGGCTCATCTATCGGTACCCAATATCTCACAGACTACGACAAATTTCTATTAAAATTAGATGGCGTTGATTTAGATAATGTTGATACATTTACAGATATACAAAAGATGTTCTACTTTGGTATTTATTCAGAATTTTTAGGCGGCAATGAATCTTATGAATCTTCAGGAGCTGCTTTTGATAAATGGTTAGCGGTTGAAGTCAAAAAACCGTTGAGCGTTCAAAAGAAAGCATCTTTAGAATTTTTAGAAAAACGCACTTTTAACGATATCGTAGGATTGGGAAACCGTATGGCGAACAAATATACGAACAACATACTTACAACGTCTCTATCACAGCAAAACATGCTTCAAAATAAAATAAAGGACGCTACTATAAAATCCTTTAAAGAAAATTACTCATCTCAGCAACTCGCTTCTGAACTAAGGGAATTAACAGGAGATTGGGCAAGAGATTTTTCTAGAATTGCGGATTATGTTATGCAAGAAGCATATGCCTACGGAAGATTAGCTCAAATAATTGACACATATGGTAAAGATTGTGAGGTTTATAAACAAACTTTTCCGGGATGTTGCGCTGATTGTGAAAAGAATTACGGCACTCCAAATGAAGAACCAATAGTTTACAGTATTGGAGCACTTAGAATAAACGGTACGAATATTGGAAGAAAAGAACAACTTCCTGTTATAGGTCAAGCTCATCCGTTTGCTAGGTCAATACTGCATCCCGTTCCTCCCGATAGCGTATGGGATGAAAATAAAAAACAATTTGTAATAATTAGAAATACTCAAGGAATTAAACGGAATAGTAAGGTTAAAATAAACATAATTCCATGAGAAATATGAATATTTTAAATTGTAACGATAAGGAAATTCCTGAAAATTACCACGGATTTATTTATAAAACCATATTTCCAAATGGTAAGATTTACATCGGTCAGACCACTAAAAGAGTAGAGCAAATTTATTTTGGCAGCGGAACAAAGGTTTATTCTTTCGTAGAATCTAAAGGAACTATCGGTATTAAAAGAGAAATTTTAATATTCTGTAAAAATCAAATTATTTTAAATAAATTTGAAGAAATATTTATCAATAAATTAAATTCTACGAATCATAAAATAGGATACAATATAATAAAGGGGTCTGTTTCTAAATTCAATCCTATGAAAAATCCCGATTCTGTAGAGAAATTAAGAAAATATGTAATCCAAAATCATCCTATGAGAGGGATTAGGCATTCTGAAGAATATAAACAGAATATGAGCGATATATTGAAGAAACGTGAATTTTCTGGAGAAAACAATCCAATGTTTGGTAAGAAATCTCACAATAGAAATAAGATGTGTGTAAATGACGGAACCAAGAATAAGTTCATAAGCGCAGAAGACAGCATTCCCGACGGATACTTCAAGGGAATGATTTTTAGAAGTAAGTTAAAATCTCTGTAACTAAATAATTACAGGGTTTATTACTTAAATTAAATAAACTTTTAAATGACAAAAACTAAAAAGCAGGACATACTCCTACTACAACCACATTCCGACGATGTCTTATTTTCATCAAGTAAATTCCTATTTGAGCGTGAAGATTATGGGGACGTAAAAATAATGACTCTTGAAGATGGCAATGCAAAAAGAGTAGCTGAGGATGTAGCGTTGTGTGATTTATTTGGAGTGCGGCATGAAACTCTTGGTATAGATTACGAAGATACTTCTTATTATGAGTACTATAAGAAATTCAAGAAATTTGAGGCGGAAAATTGTCTTCCCATTTTGGAAGATTTTTATGGTTTGCCTTTTCTTAAAGATATGCGTAAGAAATTACGTAATTATGTTAAGAAGCATAAAGAAAATGGTTACATCGTAGTTACTTGTTTAGGGATTGGACATCCAATGCACGATTTCCTAATGGAGAATACAAAAGATTTAGCTGATTTATTCTACAGAGATTTCCCGCATTCTTACAAAAGAAAAGCGCAAGATGCTTTTAACGCAAAAATAGGGTTTGAGCTTTTTGACGAATTCTATAACAAAGAAGACCACGACATGAAATTCCAAATTGCTAAGAAGATTTACAAAACTCAAAGCGGTTTACTTTTTTATGAAAAAGGCTACATTGACAAACAACTACCAGAACAATTTTATATCTACACCGGAAATGAAGATTAAATTCGTAACGTTTTCTATCGCTAAATATGGCGGGATTATAGGTCACATTGAGACCAAGTTTGAGGCTTTGAAAAATCAAGGTCACGAAGTTGATATCATTATCCTTGATTATAAGAAGACTTTGAATACTGCTGGATACGAAAAGAAAGTTAGAAGTATGGAAGATGGTAGCTTTCAAGAAAAATTAGAAATCAAAAGTCAAAACGGAGGTTACACAAAGTCCGACATAACAGGTTATTGGAGCAATCCATATTACGGTTGGCTTCTTGAACCATACGTGAATATCATACCTTGCTTAGATAAAGATTCTTTAGAACTTTGGTACGCTTCGGTTGATGATTGTGATTTACTTATCTGGAGTTTTATCCCCACTAAAACAAGCGACGCTAAGGGGTTTAATTGGTGGCACTTGTACTTTGATTTACCGAAAAGAATTAAGCAAGTCTTGACCATACACGATGGCTATTACGACTTGCGTAACACTTGGACGAACTTGCTAAAGAATAAGATTTCATTTTTTGAGTGCGTCCATATTACAAGCTACAACGCTTGCGAGGTTTTTGATATCCCAAGAATGTTAAGTTTGGATTCTAGAAAGATACCCGATAAATTACCTTACGTCCCATTGGAACAAAAATCTGTAGATTTCTTCTCCGCTCATATTTGGAAAAGTATGAAACGCATGGACGAATTTTTGTTAGCGATTCCATATTTACATCACGAGCACATCACCTTAGTTGCGGGTTCTGGAATTGAACTTTATTATATGATGACCGAAGACAAGGCTAAACAAAAAGCGAGTTACACTGTATCCAAGAAAACTGACCCAGATTGTATTGATGAGCATATAGGAATGAGTATTTTTAAAAGAGCAGAGGACTATGGAATGGAATTTTTAGGATTGATTGATACCGAGAATGTCAATTACTTACTAAAGAATTCAAAATTTGCCGTTGACCCATCTTTCTGTACGCACTACGCTAAATATGTAAACACCCATTTGAACGGTTTTATAATTGAGGCGATTGTGAACGGTTGCTACCCAATTTTAAGAAATTATAGAAAAGACGAAATTGAAAACGATTTCATATTTCAAAACTTGAGAGCGATTTATATTCCCTATGAAGCAACTCCTAAAGAATTCGCCAGATATTTGAACGACGCTCTTAAAATAAGACCAAAACAGTATGAAGAAGATATTAGGCATAATTTTGAATTAGCTAAATCAATTTTGAATCCGGAAATCAATATGAAAAATCTCATTGAGGTTGCTGGCTCTAGGAAAATGATTAGCGAGTTAGAAATAGGTAAATCAAATAAGAAGCTAAGAGACAACGCTGATTCTATTATGAAAGATTTTTTCAAATATGAGGAAATCCCGGATATGATGAAATGAAAATTGAAAAACAGCTATTAGAATTTCGAACGTGTAAGTAATTAAAAGTTAAAATCATGAAAATAAGCGAAGAATTTAAAGAGGATGGAAACATAATTAAAAAAGCAGCTGTTAGACAAGTTGGAGACACCAGAGTTGATAAAAATGGCGTGACTTTAGTTTGGGCTGTAACTCCATCAGGAAGTCAAGATTGGAGAATTCAGAAAAAGGGTTCTACGACTAAGGTAGTGTCTAAAACTAATGACCCAGCAAAGTTGTTAGCAGCTGTTAAGAAAACCGACAGCGATAAATTATTTCAATACGCTCTAAAGCCAGGAAATGCTGCTAGATTCAGACAAGTGGCTTACGATGAATTAGTAGAGCGTGGAGAAGACGTTTCCGGGATTGATATGAATACGGGAACAATAAAAGATATGAACGACGCTTTTGGTAATGGCGACGACACTACTGATTATTCAGGCTTGGCATTAGGCGAAGACAATTCAGATGATGAGCTTGTGGATGATTGGGCTGACCCAGATTTGATACTCAAAAAATTCGGAGGACTTAAAACAAAAGCTCAAAGAATCTCTTACGATGAATTCGTCCACACTCAAAAATTATCCAACCCGAATTACAAAACTCCGGACAAACAGATACAGCAATTGAATAAATTGTATGCTAGATTTTTGAATTCAAAAACAACGTTTATGGTAGCATCGGGAGGTGCGGGTGTAGGTAAAACTCACAACTTCAAATTAGTTGCTAAGGTTTTGAATAAAAAGCAATTTGACCCACAGATGGATGCTCCGGGAGACCCAGATTATGATTGGGTTGAAGCACCGACGATTAATTCCCCTGTCCAATTAATATCTTTCTTGAAAGAACATAACGGTAAAGTTATCTTGTTTGATGATAACGATGATGTTTTGAAAAAGACAGAACTCGCCAATGCTATGAAATTAGCTACGGCAACATCAGGTAAAAGATGGATTGGTAAAGCATCCGGAAATTCTGCATCACAAGTTCAATCTTTTGAATTCACGGGGCAAATCGTAGTTCTTACAAATATGTCTCAATCTTCTATGAACAAGGATGATAATGCGAGAGCTGTTTCTTCCAGAGCGGTTAAGAACGATATTTATTTTACAAAGAAAGAACAACTTTTCTTCATAGATAAATTCAAGCATACTATGGAATTGACCGGAAGCGAAAGACTGCCAAATAAGGCTGATGATATGGCGGAACGTGATGAGGTTTTTCAAATCATGAAAGACCACATCGATGAGATTGACCCAAATAGATTTAACGCTCGTTCTTTGGGAGAAATGATTATGGTTAAGAGAGCAGAAGATGATGCATCTGAATATATAGCTAATGACCCTGTAAGGGGGGCAATGCTTTTCGGTGAGGCGGACGATTGGAGAGAAAGCGTTAAAAATTTCTTAATCAAAGGCGTTTCAATCAGAAAAGGTAGCGTGTTAGAGAAAGCAAAAAACGTTTTGGGATTACAATAAAAGCTAAATTATGTCTTCATTAAATAAAAGATTATACGAATCGCTCGTTACCGTTGCCGCTGCCGTTATAGACGGTAAATTGAGCGATTCTTCGCTTATTAAAGCGTGTGAAATTTACAAATGGAGAACTTCATTTGAAGAAGATAATAAGTATCTTCTGGTAAAAGCAAAGACGTTTAATAATTTTTTGAATGGAATAGAAAACAATCAAATTCTAATGAAAGCCTTAATTTTAGGGCAGACGAAGATTGGTCCTAATGGTATAGTTTACGTCGTTAAACAAATTGGGACATCAGGAAAATTAGATTGGAGAATAGCCAACAAACAACCTAAAAAGGCTAAGGTTCCTGTAGATGGAAATTTAAACGAACTTTTTGATAACGAAGATTTCCCAGATAGCATTAGCGACACTGATATTACTCGAATTAAGCCACTTGGCGGTTCGACAGGTGCCGTATTAGTGAAAGACAATAACGACGTCGAATACGTCTTGAAAAGCGGTGCTTCTGAGGCTCACGTCAAAGAAGAATTCTTGGTGAATTCTATTTATAAATTAATGGGCGTCAAAGTTCCCGAAATGAAACTTTACACCGATACTTCAAATGGAGATAAAGTATCTATGCTTTCAAAATTCATTACTCCAACCGTTGCTTTGAATACGGTTTTGGACGATGATTTTATAGACACACTTACAGACCACTATGTTTTGGATTGCTTATTGGCGAATTGGGATATTTACAAAAACGACAATGTTCTTATAAATACAGACAATGATGATATAATCAGAGTTGACAATGGCGGTGGGCTAAGGTTTTCAGCTCAAGGTAGAGATAAGGGCGAAGATTTCACTATGGATGTAGATGAAATTGAAACCATGTTAGCGAACAATCCAAAATTAGCTTCCGGAGTTACTACTAAGAAAATTGAAAAGCAAATCGTAGATATTGTTAAAAATAAATCAAAAATCTTAAAGCTAATAGAAGACGACGATTTAAAAACAATTATGAACGCCAGGATAATTAGCTTAGAAATGAGATTAGTTGGCGGAATGACGGAAGAAGACCAATACCGTGAGCTAACTGAAAAAGAGCTAAACAAAGCTATGAAAGTTTGTAATGGAAATCTTTACGCCATAAACGATAATGAGGGTTGGTTGTTTTTATCTCAAATCGCCAAGATGAGAGGTTTCAACGCAAAACCAAAAGCGGTTAATAAAAAAGAATTTAGAATTCTTTTAGCAGACAAGGCTAACATAATGGTGAACCGTGGTATTGCACAATATGATGATAAATCAGCAAAACGTTTGATGAGAGAATTTACTGATTCTGAG